TTGCTGAAGAAAGAAGAAACATAATTAATTTAGCGACTATGTTTGGTTATAAAGTAAAACCAATTGTTCCTTCTTATGTTAATTTAACTTTTTCACAAACATTAGACGCTGATGATAGTGATACATCAAAAGTAGATTATTCTACTGGTGGTATATTCAATCCGGGTATCCAAGTAAAAGGAACTGATAAAGAAATCATATTTGAAACATTAGATTTTTTAGATTTTAAAATAACATCTTCAGCAGATACTCAAAATATAAATTCATATAACAGTACTACAGGTTTAGTTGAAGATTATAATTGTGAACGAGTAGTTAGAGCTGTTAGTGGAAAAGAAAAATCAACAACATTTACAATAGGAGCTCCCGAAAAATTTAAAAAATTAACAATATCTGATAAAAATGTAATTGATATTATCTCTTGTATAGATTCAAATGGAAACAATTGGTATGAAGTTGATTTTTTAGCACAAGATAAAGTTCCAATTGAAACACATTATAGTAATGATTCCAATAGAAGTAGTCCATATCATAATGCTCTTAATAACGAAACATCTGAAATAGCTGTTCCATATTCATTATCATATATAAAAACATCTAAAAGATTTACTCGTGAAACAAATGCTGATAATACTACATCATTAGTATTTGGTAACGGTATATTAAAAGATGGAAATTTAGTTGATGATGGTTATATTGATATACAACAATTAGGAATTACTTTACCTGGTCAGTATGACGATTTAAGTGAGTCAGTAGATCCATTGTTAGGGGATGAATACTCAACACTTGGTGAAACACCAAACAATACAACTTTAACCATTAAATATCGTGTAGGTGGTGGTATAGATGCAAATGTTCCAGCTAATGAATTGACAGTAATACAAGATGGAACAGCTGCAAATGGTAGTGGAGCCGTGATTGGTGATATAACAGTTACAAATAAATTACCAGCTCGTGGTGGTAAAGATGAAGAAACTATTGATGAAATAAGAGAAAAGACAAAAGCATTTTTCTCAACACAGAATAGATGTGTAACAAAGGAAGATTATGAAGCGAGATTAATGCATATGTCATCTAAATTTGGAAACATTGCAAAAGTTTATGTTTCTAGAATTGATAATTACGATGGTGAAAATGAACAAGCTACAGAATTTTCTAATGCACTAACTTCAACAGAAATCAGATCAAGACACTTTGTTAGAAATTTGAGGGATAGTATATATAATATTATTGTTAATTCAAATCAAGATGCTCAAAATAATTATATTATAACTCCCGAATTGGCGGATAGATTGGGTGGTTTTATTGAAGATTATGATTCAAGTCAACATACTCCACAAGCTGATGGTTTAAATTTTCATACATTAAATGCTTATTCTGATTTAACAACTTTTTCAACAAATTATATAAACATTTATATTTTAGCTTATAATGATAATAAGCAATTAGT